TCGTCCAGTTCGAGCAGGGCCACGAGTACCACGGCCTGGAGGTACGCCTCCGCGGCATGAGCATCGGCGAGTACCTGGAGTTCACCGGATACGACGGAGGCGACGGCGAGACCGTCGGCGGGCTCATCACCCGGGTCGGCAAGCACCTCGAATCGTGGAACCTCGAAGACCAGACGGGCACCGCCCTGCCGGCCACTGCGGAGGCGATGCAGGCGCAGGATCACGAGTTGGTTCTCGCGATCGCGAACGCGTTCATGGAGACGCTCCAGGGGGTCCACAAGTCTGACCCTTTGCCGGAGAGCTCGCCCTCTGGCGGGCCGTCCCTGGTGGAGTCCGTCCCGATGGAAGCACTGTCCGAGAGCCTCGCCAGCTGAAACGTGCGCGGTGGGTGCTCGGGCTGTGTGAACGGTTCGGGTGCCTGCCCAGCCAGCTGTACGAGGAGGATGCCGAGCTCCTGCGCCTGTTGGCGATGGAGGAGCTCGGTGGTGGCGACGAGTCTGGTGGGGAGGTAGACGATGTCTGACGATGTGACGATCACAGTCCGGGTCGACGACCGCACGGCGGCCGGGTTCCGTGACGTGGACGGGCGGCTGCGGGACATGCGCGGGCGTTTCGCGTCGACGGCCGGGGACATGCAGCGGTCCGGGAACGGCCTGACCGGGGCGCTCATGGATGTCCGGGCATCGCTGCTGTCTCTCGCCCCGGCCGCGATTCCGGTTGCTGCGTCGCTGGCCCCGATCGCGGTACAGGCCGGGGCCGCTGGTCTCGCGGTCGGGGCGTTCGGGGCTGCGGTGATTCCGCAGATCGCGAACCTGAAGGATGCGGCGGACGCGCAGCAGAAGTACACCGACGCGGTCACGAAGTACGGGGGGCAGTCGAAGCAGGCGCTGGCCGCACAGCAGCAGGCGCAGCAGGTGTTGGCGGGGATGCCGAAGGCGACGCAGCAGGCGGCCGGCGCCTACCTGGTGTTGAAGGACAAGTTCACGCAGTTCTCCGACAGCACGGCGAAGTTCACCATGCAGCCGGTCGAGAAGAGCTTCGCGGTGCTGGGGCAGATCGTCCCGAAGCTGACCCCGATGGCGGAGGGCGCGGCGACACAGCTGAACCGGCTGGTGTCGGTGGCTGGTGGCGCGGTCAACACCGCTGGCTTTGATGCGCTGTCGAAGCGCGTGTCCGACTTCGCGAACTCGTCGCTGAAGCGTGCGACGGACGGGGCGATCCACTTCGGCCGGGTGCTGTCCGAGGGCAACGCGCACGGCCCGATGATTCAGTTCATGCAGTACGCGCGGGAGCAGGGCCCCGCGGTCAAGGAGCTGCTGTCGAACCTGGCGTCGGCGGCCGGGAACCTGGCCCAGGGCGCGGCGCAGGCGGGGCCTGGTCTGCTGGCGGTGGTGAATGCGCTGGCGAAGATGGTGTCTGCGGTGCCCCCGGAAGTCATCGGCCGGCTGATGCAGATGTATGCGGCGTTCAAGCTGATCAAGCTGGCGGGTGCGGGTATCGGGGCGGCGGCCGGAGGAATCCAGGCCCTGGCCACGAAGATCACAGCACTGCGCGCTGCGTCGGTCGCTGCGGGCGGCGGTGTGGCGGGGCTGCGTACGGCGTTCATGGGGCTGAGCACGGCGACGAAGGCGACGGTCGTGGTCGCGGGGATCGCCGCTGTGGTGGCGGTCCTGGCGAAGCTGTCGAGTATCGGAAAGTCGGCGCCTCCGGACGTCGACAAGCTCACCTCGGCGCTGACCAGGCTCGGCAGCACCGGGCAAGTCACCGGTGAGGCAGCGAGCAAGTTTGGCACGCACTTCGAAAAGCTGAAAGCCCAGATGGACAAGGTGCTCGACCCCAGCATCGCGGAGAGCGTCAACAACTGGGGCCACAGCGTCTCGGGTGGTCTGCTGAAGGGCGGCGACGCCACGGAGGAACTCACCGGTTCCTTCAAGGCGATCGACGAGTCTCTCGCCGACATGGTCAAGGGCGGCAATGCCAAGCTGGCCGCAGCGGCGCTCAAGGACATGCTCAGCCACATGAACCCGGAGCAGGCCAAGAAGCTGCAGCAGAGCATCGACAAGTACAAGTCGTCGCTGGCGGACCAGGCGTTGGAGCAGAAGCTCACCGCGCAGAGCATGGGCTTGTTCGGGCAGGCGGCTCAGGACACGGCGGCGAAGCTGGACTCGCAGAAGGCCAGCGCGGACGGGCTGCGCGGCGCGATCCAGGCCCTCAACGACGTGAACAGGCAGGGCCTCGGCGGGATGATCGGCTTCGAGGCTGCCATCGACGCGGCATCGAAGGCCGCGAAAGACAACGCTGGCGCCCTCACGATGAACCATGGGGTCCTCGACCTCAACAGCGAGAAGTCCCGCAACGCCGCGTCCGCGCTGCAGGACCTCGCGGACAAGACAGACTCGGCTGCGGCCTCCGCGCGGGAGTCGGGCGCGTCGTGGGAGACCGTCAACGGGATCTACGAGCGCGGCCGGAAGTCGTTCATCGACTCGGCGATGGCGATGGGCCTGTCCCGGTCCGAGGCCACCCAGTTGGCGAAGTCGATTCAGAGCATCCCGGACAAGAAGTCCACCAAGTTGGAGATGCGGACCGAGGACGCGGTAAGCGGTCTCGACTCGGTGCTCTCGGCGCTGAAGAAGACCCCGAACGCGAAGAGCGTCAAGGTGTCCGCGCTGACGGACGATGCGGTGTCGATGCTCCGCGACCTGGGGCTGAAGGTGACCAGGTTGAAGGACGGTCGCTTCCAGGTCACCGCGAACGGGAAGCCTGCAAGGGACGCGATCGGCGCGGTGCAGCGGGCTCGTGACGGCCTGAAGGACAAGACGATCACCCTGTCGGCGCGGGACCGGGCGAGTGCCGCGGCGCACGCGATCCTCGCGGCGATCGCTGCGCTGCGGTCGAAGACCGTGACGATCACGACGGTGCGGGAGCAGATCGCAAAGTACTCCACGATCGGCCGGCCTGCGCAGGGGCAGGGCGGGGTGTCGAAGTACGCGGAGGGCGGGCCCATCAACGGGGGCTCCGGCACCCAGGACGACGTGCCCATCTTGGCCATGGGCGGTGAGTTCATGGTGAACAAGGACTCCGCGCGTAAGCACCGCCGCCTGCTGGAGGCCATCAACGACGACCGGCTGCCACGGTTCGCCAAGGGCGGCTCGGTATCGAAGCTGGCGCAGGCGGAGAAGGACGCCCGTGGGAGCCTGCGCGGGCAGTTCGGGATCTCCGCGTTCGGGCGCGCGGCCGGGTATCACCTGGCTCCGTTCGAGAAGAGCCTCGGCGCCCCGTCGGATCTGGGGTCGCTGGTGTCGTCGCTGAACCAGGCCCGCGGGGAGATCAAGGGCGCGACCCACGGGGGTACGGAGTCGCGGCTGCTGCACCAGCTGGACTCGGTCGGCAAGAGCCTCATCCGGTACGACAAGGGCCTGTCGAAGGTCACCGCGTCGCTGGACAAGGCGAAGTCGAAGCTCGACGACCTGAAGAACAGTGCCTCGCAGCTGTCGGACAGCGTCAAGGGCGGGGTGCTGTCCTCGGCGAACATCACCAAGGGCGGCGCCGGCGGCACGGTCACGGTCGCCTCGATCATGGGCGGGCTCACCGCGTCCCGCGACAAGGCGTCGGCGTTCGCGGACGCGCTGAAGGGCCTGAAGTCGAAGGGCCTGTCGAAGGACCTGATCCAGCAGATCGGCGAGGCAGGCATCGAGGGCGGCGGACTGGAGACCGCGGGCGCCCTGCTGGGTGCGTCGTCGTCGGAGATCTCCTCGATCAACAACCTCCAGGGGCAGATCGCTTCAGCGGCCACATCCGCAGGGAAGACCACGGCGGACGCGGTGTACGGGGCGGCGCTGAAGGCGCAGCAGAAGCTCGTCGACAGCCTGAAGAAGCAGCAGGACAAGCTCGAAAAGGCCATGAACAACCTCGCGAAGGTCATGGAGAAATCCATCTCGAAGGCCATCGGGAAGAAGGCCTCGGGCGGGATCGTCGGTGCGGCCGCGTCGGGTGGTCTGCGCGGGGGGCTGACGTGGGTGGGTGAGCACGAGCCGGAGCTGCTGGAGCTTCCGGTGGGGTCGCGGGTGCGGTCGGGCCCGGACTCCCGCCGCATGGCCGCTGGAGGCGGGGGTGGCGGGTCCAGCCAGCCGATCGTCATCCAGCTGAAGTTCGGGCAGCGCGAGTTCGGTCAGCTGTGGGTCGACACCGGCCGCCACGAGATCCGCACCCGCGGCGGGATCCAGGCGACTTTCCAGACTGCGAAATAACACAAAGGAGAACACATGCCTTATAAGGTGTGGAACGGCCCGGCGCCGACCACCGCTGCCCAGCAGTCGGTGACGACGGGCACGGCCATCAAGACGATGCTTCAGGTGGCCACGCCCTCGACCCGCCAGATCCAGCTCATCGCCTGGGGTTTCAGCGTCGATGACCCGCCCGGCGCGGACGCCGTCGTCGAGCTGCTCCAGACGGACGTGGCCGCCACGGTCACCGCGCACGTCGCCTCGGGAATCCAGCCCCTCGACCCGAACGGCACACCGTCCCTCTGTGTCGGCGGTACCGCCCTGACCGGCTACACCGCGTCCGTCGAGGGCGCGACGACCGCGTCCCGGACCTTCGACACGGTGTCCCTCAGCTCGGTCAGCGGCGAGTCCCCGCTCACCTACACCTACCAGTGGATGCCCGACGAGCGGCCCATCGTCGCCGTGTCCCGCTTCCTCCGCGTGCGGGCCACGACTCCGACGACCGCCGTGGACATGCGCTGCTGGGTCGTCTTCAACGAGGTGGGCTGACCCGTGCAGTCCGGTCTCGCTCCTCAGCTCGCGGCGTGGCAGCGCCGCATGTCCAACGTGCCCGGCCCCAACCGGCCGTCCGGGGAGGTCAGCACCGGCGACCCTGTCACTGTCGAACTCCTCATCAACGGTGTGTGGGTGGACATCACCGGATTCGCGATGGTCCGGGACGACAGCGGCGAGATCGGAATCACCCGCGGTATCCGCGACGAGGGCAACCAGACCGAGCAGTCCACCGCGCGCCTGACCCTCGACAACCGTGATGGCCGGTTCTACACACGGAACCCGTCGGGCATCTGGTACGGGCAGATCAGGCGTAACCAGACGCTCCGGGTGAGCGTGCCGGACGGGCTCGGCGGGAAGAGCTACCGGTTTTGGGGTGAGGCGTCTCAGTGGGCGCCGTCGTGGGATCCGACCGGTACGGACGTGTGGACGGACGTCTCAGCGAACGGAATCTTGCAGCGGCTCGCGCAGGGGCCGCCTCCGGAACGGTCGGTGATCTACAACGCGGTCACCAACCCGCTCCCGTCGAGCGTGGTGGCGTACTGGTCGTGCGAGGACCCCTCGGATTCGACGATGATCGCGTCCGCCCTCGTCAGTGGCTCCCCTATGACGATCTCCGGAACCCCGAACCTCGCCTCGTACACAGGGTTCGGCGCATCAGATCCGCTGCCCGACCTCACCACGAGCTCCCTGTCTGGCGGGGTGGTCGCCTACGACGACCCGGCTGCAACGCAGGTCCGCTTCTTGCTGTCCATCCCGGCGGCGGGGCTGTCGGACGGCAAGGTGATCTGCGCGATTGACCAGGTGGACTACTCGATCGGAGCCAACCAGTTCTGGGAGCTCTACTACATCACTGCCGGGAACACCCTCAGCCTGCGCACCTGCGCGGACGACGGCACCAACCTCGGCGTAGACCTCGTTACCACCCTCGATGTCCGCGGCCGCCAACTGTACGTCAGCATCGAGTTCGCAGAGAACGGCGCGAGCCTCAACCGGGCGATCCGGCTCACCGACGTCACCACAGGGGCGGTGTACAGCGTCACCGATGTCGCCGCCGCGGCGCTCTCCCGCGTCACGAAGGTCCAGTTCGGGGTGGCGTCCCGCAGCGTGGTCGGCCCGAACGGCACGGCGAACCTGCCAGGAGTCGCGATCGGGCACGTCACGGTGGAGAACGCGATCACCGCGACGACGGCGCTCGGCGTGCGCTTGAACCCGGTCGGAGAAGCCGCGGGCCGCCGCATTCAGCGGCTGTGCGGCGAGAACGGAATCGCGTTCGACTGGGTGGGCGACCTCGACGACACCGTAGACATGGGCGCGCAAAGCAAGCAGAACCCGCTGTCGCTGATACAGGAGGCTGTGCTCGCCGACGACGGCCTGCTGTACGAGAACTTGGCGGTGCTCGGACTCGGCTACCGCACCCGGGCGTCGCTGTACAACCAGGACCCGGCTTTGGTGCTGAACTACACCGGGTTCAACCTGGCCGAGATCCCCACCCCGGTGGAGGACGACCGCTACCTTGCCAACCGCGTCACCGTCTCAGTGAACGGTGTCACCGCGACCTACGAGGAGACGGCCGGCCCCCTGTCGACGGCGCCCCCTCCGGCCGGTGTCGGCGTGTACGGGCCGAACTCCGACTCGGCGTTGGCGCTGAACCTGGCGACGTCGGACGAGCCGACGCTGCTGGACCAGGCGGCATGGCGGGTGCACCACGGGACGGTCGACGAAGCCCGGTATCCGCAGATCAGCGTGAACTTGGCGCACCCGAGCATCACTCCGGATATGCGGCGGGCAGTCCTCGGGCTGCGGATGGGTGACCGGGTCCAGATCATCAACCCCCCGTCCTGGCTCGGCACGGACACGATCGACCAGCTCATCTTGGGCTTCTCCGAATCGATCACACACTTCGAGCACAAGCTGACGTTCACCTGCGCCCCGGCCAGCCCGTACAACACGATCGGCTACCTCGACACGACTGCCCGCCTCGACACCGACGGCAGCCAGCTCGCCGCCGACGCGAGCCCATCCGCTACGAGCCTCAGCGTCGCCAGCTCGGGCCTCGTGTGGGCCCAGTACGGGCGCCTCAACAGCAACTCGAACTTTGAGACAGACCTGTCCGGATGGGCCGGGTCCGGGGCCACGATCACCCGAGTCGCGACCCCGGGCACATTTTTGTTCAGCAGCCAGTGGTCGATGCGGATCACCCCCGACGGAGTGTCCCAGTTCCCAAACGCAGGCTCGGACCAAATCCCGGTGACGGCGGGGCAGTCGTACACGCTGGAAGGCTGGCTGTACTGCGCGACCGCCCGCGAAGCCGACCTAAACATCAACTGGTTCGATGCCGGACACGGCTATTTGTCCACCTCGGGGAACGCGATTGTGGTGGCCGCGAACACGTGGACATATTTCACGGCGCCCGCAACCGCGCCGGGCGGTGCGTTCTTCGCGAACGCTGCACCCACGGTGCCGAACTTCCCGCCCACTACCGACGTCCTGCACGCCGACGAAATCATTTTCCGCCGCACAGACGAAGTCGCCCTCTGGCAAGAATTCCCGTTCGACATCCGCGTGGGCGGTGAAGTCATGACCGTCACCAGCATTTCCAGCGGCAGCAGCCCGCAGACATTCACTGTGATCCGCAGCGTCAACGGCGTCGTCAAAACCCAGACCGCCGGTACCGATGTCCGGCTCGCCTACCCGACCATCATCTCCCTGTAAGGAGCCATCGTGCCCGAGGCCTATCCCACGCCCCTCGCCGGGCAGCGGCTCACCGCAGGCTTGTTGCGGTCGATGCAGCCCCAGGTGGCCCGCAAGACCGCCGACACCCCGCGTGCCTCGACGACTGCGGTCACGCTTGACCCGCACATCCAATTCCCTGCGGTGGCGGGCGCGGTGTACGCGTGGAACGGATGGATCAAATTCGACGCTGACATCGCCGCAGACATCATTTTCGGTTTCACCGCGCCGTCCGGGTCGCTCGGAGCGTGGGTCGGATCCGGTGCGGGTACCACTCCCATTTCTGGCACGGCTGGTGGTGGAACCCAGCAGAACGCATCCTCGACGTGGGGTTACACGGTCCGTACCGAGTGGACCGACCTTTCAAACACGCGCACATACGGCGGTCTCGGTGCAGGAAATGCGCTCACCGTCCTAATCAACGGGATGTTCCGCATCGGCACCACTAGCGGTACGTGGGGGATGGTGTGGGCTCAGAGCGTTTCGAGTGCTACCGCGACCACGGTTTTCACGGACAGTTGGATTTCATCTCAGCGCATCGCCTGACAGGAGTTTCAACTATGGCCAATTATGTGATCACTGGACGGAATACGAGTGGCGAGCCGGTGCTGTCGGTGAGTGTGGACTCGATAAGCCAAGAGCCTGTCGTGGTCGATGAGGTGGCCGTGGTGAACGCCATCCGTACGTTCGTGGCGGGGGCGCCCGGGGTGTTTTCAACGGTGGCGCAGAAGTTCGAGCAGGTCGTCTCGGTCATCTGACTCGTCCTTGCGTCGATTCGCAGGGGGATCCGACCGCCTATTTTGCGAGACGAACCGTATCGTCTCTACTGTCATACGGAGTACGACGAGGAGCACCATGGCCATCCACCACATCCCCGAGCAGCGCGGCCCGTTCCGCCTCGGCCGGCACGTCGAACACGACCCGCGCTCCCTCGACTACGCGCACGGCGTGCTGCCCACGTCGGCAATCAAGACCGTCGAATGGGCGCGGCGGACTCCGATCCTCGACCAGGGCCAGTTGGGCTCGTGCACGGGCAACGCGGGCACGGGCCTGCTCGGCACGGACTCCGCGGGCCGGACCGGATGGACGTCGGTCACCATCACCCCGGCCGCGGCCGCAGCGTCACACGGCGCGTTCACCGCGGGAGTTCACCCGCTGGACGAGACGTTCGCGATCTCCCTGTACGCGCTGGCCACCGTCCTCGACGGGGTGTCCGGCACGTACCCGCCGGACGACACCGGTTCCACGGGGATCGGCGTGGCGAAAGCCCTGAAGGCTCTCGGGCTCGCGGCCAGCTACACGCACGCGTTCTCGATCGCCGCGCTCAACTCGGCGTTGCAGACGGGGCCCGTGATGATCGGCATCGAGTGGCTGAACAGCATGTTCGACACGGCCACCGACGGCCGGATCCTCGTCGACCGGTCATCCGGCGTCGCCGGCGGGCACGAGATCGAACTCAACCGGTTCGATGCGGCGGCGGGCGAGTACTGGATTACGAACTCGTGGGGCACGTCGTGGGGCGCGAAGGGTTGCGGCTACTTCACCGCGGCGGATCTGGCGTGGCTGCTGTCGCAGCAGGGCGACGTCACCGTCCCCGCGTGGGCGACCGCCCCCACCCCGGCGCCCGTGGTCACGGCCGCCCAACTCGGCGCTGACATCCGCGCCCTGCTCACCAAGAACGGAGTCTGACGACCATGGCACTCATGCCTGGGGCCACCTACATAGGCCCCACCCCGAACAAGCGCACGGACGGCATGGTCGAGGTCCGCGGCCTCGTCCTCCACATCCAGCAGGGCACCGAGGGAGGCTCGGAGGCCTGGTTCAAGAACCCGGCATCGCAGGCCAGTTCCCACTTCCTCAACCCGAAGACCGGCGGCCTGCGGCAGCTCGTCGACACCAAGGACCGGGCGTGGGCGGAGGCCGACGGGAATGCCCACTGGGTATCCGTCGAGAACGAGGGCTTCGTGCCCGACGCTCTGACGGCGTCACAGGTGGAGAACGCTGCCGCGCTGCTGGCGTGGCTGCACACCGAGTACGCCGTGCCCCTGGAATCCACCGACGACGTGAACGGCCGAGGTCTGGGCTGGCACGGCATGGGCGGCGCCGCCTGGGGCGGGCACACCGGCTGCCCCGGCGACGCGATCAAGGCGCAGCGGGGCGCGATCATCGCCCGCGCCAAGGTGATCCTCGGCATCGTCCCCACGCCACCGAAGCCCGCTTACGAGCCGTTCCCCGGATCGAGCTTCTTCGCGGCCGGGCGCCGTAGCCCGATCATCGCGGCGATGCACAAGCGGCTCGTCGCCGAGGGCTGCAACCACTACCAGTCCAGCACCAACGCTGACGTGTGGGGCTCCGGCGACGTCAACTCCTACGCCGCGTGGCAGCGGAAGCTCGGCTATGCCGGCGCGGGCGCGGACGGGACTCCCGGCCCGACCAGCTGGTCCAAGCTGCACGTTCCCAACGTCTGATCCCTGGAAGGAACTCCATGAAGGTCTTCGGCAGAGAACCCGTTTACATCCTCGCGTTCATCGCGATCGCGCTGAAGCTGTCCGCGGCCTACGGCCTCAAGGTCTCCGTCGAGGAGCAGGGCGCCATCATGGCCGTCCTCTCCCTCATCGTCGCCGTCGCCACCGCGATCGTCCTGAAGACCGGGGCCGTGGCCGCGTCGATCGTGAACCTCGCGCAGGGCGTCCTCGCTCTGTTCCTCGCGTTCGGCCTGCACATGCCGGCCCAGACTCAGGCGCTGTGGATGCTGGCCGTCGAGGGCGGGGTCGCGCTGGTCATCCGACGCGAGGTGACGGCCCCGATTCCTGCGCTGGCGATCGAGCAGTCGAGCCCCGTCAAGCCGTCCGCGCCTCAGGGCGTCTAGGGAGTCCTGTTGGACGCCACCACCATCGGCGCGGTCCTCACCTGCGTGGGTGTGCTGTCCGGCTCGGTGGTGGCGTACATCGGGAAGCGGGGAGAGACCCGCAACTCGCTCACGGACCAGCTCCAAGAGGAACTGACCGCCAAGCGCACTGAGCTGGCCACAGCGCAAGCCGAGGTCACGGCGTTGCAGCAGCAGCGTCGTGACTACCTCGTGAGGATCACGCAGCTTGAGATAGAGATCATTCGACTCGGAGGAAACCCCATCCCATGACCCGGACCGAGCGCACGATCGTGCACCACTGGCGCGGCATCGCGGTCCTGTGCGCGATCGTCGCTCTGTTCGGCATCGCGTGGGCGCTGTGGCATCGCGTGGACGCTGACCGGTCGGCGTCTGACCGGCGGTACGCGGCGGCTGCGGCCGAGGCGAACAAGCGGGGCGATGCGGTGTCGACGCTGGCGGGGGATGTTCGGGCGCTGCGGGCGCAGGTGAAGGCGAGGGGTGGGACTCCGGTGGCTCCGGACCCATCGAAGGCCGTCCCCAGTCTGTCGGCGCGGGCGGAGGTCCCGGTGCCGATCCCCGGACCGCAGGGTCCCGCCGGAAGCCCGGGACCGTCGGGTTCTCCGGGGTCGTCTGGCGCGGCGGGAGCAGCTGGTTCCGCGGGTAGTCCCGGAGCGGTCGGTCCGACTGGCCCGGCCGGTCCTGTGGGGCCCACGGGTCCTCAGGGCGCGCAGGGCCCGGCTGGGCCTGCGGGGCAGAACGGGGCGGACGGAGCAGCCGGCCGCGATGGGCAGGATGGGCAGACCTGCCCGGACGGATACAGCTTGCAGGCCCCGAGCTATGACCCGGACGCGCTGGTGTGCCGTCGGGATGGGGCTCCGAATCCGAGCGGTTCTCCGTCTCCGACTCCGCTGGCTGCGGGTCTCGATCCGCGCCGCAAGTACGTATGACAAAGGCCCCCGGGCACCACCCCGGGGGCATCGCTGGCTGGACCCGCCAAGGCACAACCTCAGCTCTGCCACCGTAGCGGCGGGGAGTTGGGACTTCTCCCTACGGCTGGGGAGTTCGGCGAAGTTCTACGCGGCCTCGACGACCTTGGCCCGGACCGCGGCCGCCCACTCCACCAACAGCGCCTCGTACGCCTCGCGTTCCTCTGTCGTGAGCTGCGTCCCCGCACGCGGCCACAAGGCGCGGATGTCCTCATTCACGACCGCAGCAGGCCGCACAGCGCCGCTAGGCAGAGGGGTGGGGGACATGAGACAAGCGTAGCCGCGAGCACCGACAGGCGACCCGGTCGAGTAGCGGCCTGCCCTGAGCCCTCACATGAGAATGGTCCCGCCCCTACTCTGGCAGTGCGACCTGTTCAGAGATTGGGGCGAGACCGTGCCTTCAGATGCTACCCCCGACCCGTATGCCGACCCGTTGAAGTTCGGCCAGCGGGTGCAGATCCTCCGCGAGCGCCGCGGCATGACTCGAGTACAACTCGCCGGCCTCGTCGG